CTTTACCGTATGCGTCAACCAACTCCATACCATCAGCCTTAGCCTGTTGATACAGTTCACAGCCTTGTTTGATTGCACTTGCAGCCAGTTTTGCAGCAGCAAGAATTGTAAGTGGGTCCACATTACTTAGGTAGCTGACCGTTACCAGCTAACCATATCATTAGACCTAGAGCACCAGCACCAACTATCCAGAATATCTTCTTTACAACTGACCGACCTACTTCTTCGTAGATACGCTTAAACGCTACTTCAGCAGCACGTTCAGCAATATGGTCAATCTGTTCGTCAGTAAGTTGTATTTTGTCCATGATTAGGCTTTCATGATGTAGCAAAGAGCATAGTACGGAGGCAAGTTAGCGTTAGTACCTGATGCACCAGCAGACTGAATAGAAATACCTGTAACTGCGCTACTTGTTGCAGACAAATTCCTTGCTGTCGAGTATCCAGTAGATGCAGATATTGGTGCACCACCATTATCACTACCAGCTTGTGCTGAACCTAATTTTTGTAAATCATGAGCGTGACCTGAATCACTAACCGTGTGAGTATGGCTAACAGTAATAGCGTCAGCAGAACCACCAGTTGCAGCTACAGCATACGTAGTACCAGCACCTACTACAAAACGATCCCTTAAATTTGGTGTGCCATTGGAACCATTACACAGATACCAACCGCTAGGAATAGCAGCCGCAGAACCAGACCAAATAACAATAACGCCACTAGGAATAACAGCAGCAGCAACATAAGCAGTAGTAGCTACCTTAGTAGAGTTATCATTTGCCGATTGCGTAGTAGCCGTAGCTGATGCGCCTAACGCCACAGTCGAGCTAAATACAGCAGCACCAGTACAAGTAAATGCACCACCTACGACAAAGCTATCAGCGTCTGTGCCTGTTTGCTGGTCTTTAAGTTGTGCCATTAATTCCCGGATAGCATTGTTAATACCTGATGGAGCACACCCTTCCGCGATGTTAATACCGCCAATATCCGTGTTATTGGATGCGGTAGAACTGTATTCACTAATCTTGTTCTTTGCCATGATTATTGTCCGTATATCTGTTGAAGTTGCTCAGAAGTTACATCCAATGGAACCTGAGGAAATATTAAGCCTCTGCCACCAGTAATTGCTGGAACAGGTATTTGTTTTGGAACTGGAGCACCTAAACGCATCATATCTGCTAAACGTTCCACAGACTGACGTCTTAATGCAGTAGCACCTAATCTTGATAAACCAGCACCAGCAGCTAACGGTATTCCAATAGTAGGCTCATAAATTGACGCACCACCAGCAAATGCACCACTAACAGGACCTGTAGGAGCAAATCTACCAAAGAATTTTAATAGATTTTGAGCAGTTGTACCTTTAGCAGCAGCAGTAATTTCAGCTTGTTCAGCTTTAGTAAATAACCGCATTTTCTTATCATTCTTAGCCAACTGACGAAGCTGTTGTGCCATAGAGTTTTCAGCACCAGATGCAGTAAATTTACTTTGATCTAACTTAGCATTTTCAAGCATAGTTTCAAATACATCAGCTTTCATCAGCTTAGAATATTCTCCTCTAGCTTGTTGCCAAACAGCAGTTCCTGTTTTTGTATTAGTACCAAGAATATCGCTAGTAGGAGCATTAGCTACATAATCATCAAATTGATCTTTAAGAATAGTAGCTAAACGGCGCTCTGCTGGATCAGCACTAGCCTGAGCACCTTGAATTACTTTGCGAAGCGCCTGAAGCTCTGTGAAATCCTTACGCATAGTTGGATTAGTTAATTCTTGTATAGCAGCATCAATTTTAGGATAGGCAGTAGGCGTATAACCTTCTTTACGAAGATCAGTAGCTACGGTAGCCATTTTCTGTGTGAATCTTGGTGTGCTAAACGCAATACCAGCTTGTTCAGCTTGTTTAAACAATTGACTAGATTTTGCAGCTAAATCTTCGGCAGTAGGACCAACTCTAGGACGAGCACCAACACCAAATGCAGCACCAGTTGCAAGACCAGCTCCAGCACCAGCCACAGGACCAAATTCTTCACCTACACCTTGAGCAACAGCAGCAGCAGGAGCAGCAGCAGCCATTTGTCTGCCGGGAGCCTGAGATAACATCTCTGCTATTCTTCTACCTAAATCAGTAGTCGCAGTTTTAGCTAATCTGGTAGCACCTGCAATTTGACTTCCAGCACCACCTAAAGCGCCAATAGCAGCTTGACCCATACGTTCAGCCGTTGTTTCTGCTTGTGGCAATCCAATACGAGTCATTAGATTTTCTACAGCGCCAGCAGGAGATGGTATTTGATATTGTTGCGGTAATACGACATTAGCAGCTTGTGTAGCTAATTCAGCAGCAGGTAAAGCCAATGTGCCAGCCATAACCCCTACAGGACCAAATGGAGCACCGATAGCAGCACCAGCAGCCACAGGAGCAAGACCTCTAGCCGCAATACCTAAACCACGCTGAACTTCCTGACCAGTAGTTCTAGGCGGCATTGATTGAAGCGCATAATCATACGCTTGCTGATCTGTAAGCTCTGTATCTGAATTAACTTCAAATGAACCAGAACCGGGAATAGTGACATCGTAACTAAACTTAGCCATTTATTTCCTCTTTACCGTTACACCACTAGGAAGTCCACTAGGTTGTTGCTGCACAACTCCACCTTTAAGAATATCGTCAAACTCACCTTGATAGCCATAAGTACGAGCATATTCGTTAGGAATTGTCTTTAATGCACGATTAGCACTATTAATATATTGCTGTAATTGCTTTCTTAATTCAGTCTCTTTTAAACCTGCTTTTAATGATGCTTGAATATTAGACAATGCAGACATTTCTTTTTCTGTAACACTACCAACAGCACCGCCAGTAGGAGATGCAGCTCTCATCTTCTGAATTTCACTAACAAATGAGCGTGTTTGCAGATTTTCTAACTTTGCAGCACCAGTAAAAGCATCAGTACCCGGAACTCTAGCGACTGCTGGACCTGTTAAACCAGAAATAGCTCTTAATTCTTTAGGGCTATTAAGCAATGCTTGAGCAGCATCTCTAGCATCCACCAATTGCGTTACCGTATAGTTTACCAATCCAATAGTTGCAGGTTGAGCAGCAATTATCTTTTGCTTTTCTTTTGGTGGAATTTTTGTATCAGGCTGTTGAATTAATGGCGTCACTTTGCCAATATCAACTGCTGGTTTAGCTTGCTGACCAAATTTAGGCACTGCCTCACCAGTTCTTTGCATTTCAGGAGCAACTCTAGGAGCAGGAGGCTGTTCCATTGGCGGTATTGCACTACGAATAGTAGGAGCAGTTGGAGTAACGACAGGAGCCTGAACAGGTTGAGCGCTAGGAGCAACTACCTGAGCCTGAGGAGCAACTATACCGCCTAACATTTGCTCACGAGATGTAGGCAATGCAGGAGCAGCACCAGTTTCAAACTTTAGCTTTTGAGCATCAATAGCAATCTTTGTTTGATCTGCTTGTGTAGGAGCATTTGCATAAGCAAGTACGTTTCTATTTTGGTCAGGAGTTAATTTAGTTTGATCGTTAGTTCCAAACATCGTAACAGCATAATTTCCTGCTATCCCATCAAACTTATATTGTTTACCAGACTCCAATACAGCAGTATCTACTCTTTGAATCGCAGTTAAAATTTGATCTGGCTTTAAAGTATCTTTAATGTCTGCAATAGCTTGATACTGAGCTTTAAATTGCTCAGGAGCTTTTTCAATTCTTCCTTTAATATCAATATCACCTGCTATTACTTGCAATTGACGTTCACGCAGCTTTTCAGCCATACGAACAGAAGCCTCTGCCTCCGTTGGCTTACGCATAGAACGATATGCAGCAGCATCAGCTAATGATTCATTAATTTGACGCTCAAGATTACCTATCTCTTTGTTTCCTGAAACCGTAACTGGAGCCATACCAGCTTCAGATGGAGCAGCAGGACTAGGAGTAGCCATAGCACCTTGAGGCATATATTGTTCACGCTGACGTTGAAACGCTCTAGTTTCAGCATATTGTTTAATTGCATCAGCAGGATTAGAGCGAATATAAGCAATAGCAGAAGGATCATTAGCAATCGCAGGGTCTTGCAATAGATTATTAATAGCTTGCTGAGTTTGAGTATTTTGCTGCATTTGCAACTTCATCTGAGCTAACTTCTGTGCATTAGCCATCTGCTCGATACCGCCTTGATATGCCTGACCTGATGCACCATAACCAGCACCAAGAGCACTCAATACGTTTTGCAGTCCAGATCGTCTAGGACCTTGTGAACCCATGCCTTGAGCCAAAGCAGCAGCAGCACCTAATAAGCCAGAAATATTAGAACGCCGTGATAATGCCGCAGCATCTTGTGGTTCTAACAATCCTGCATAGGAAGGATTTTCTACACCAAATACATTAGGAATGTAATCATAGATTGCCATACATCACCTATATCAATGAAAATGGTTGTGGACGAGCTACAGTCTGTTGCTGTGGATTTAATAGACTCATGTAATCCATTGGCTGAGGCTGACCTTGCCTAATTTGACCAGCAGGAGCCATCTGCACAGGCTGCTCAGGCTCAAATGCACTTTTTGCTAAACTCATCCCTGCTTGTGCAGTAAAAGGATTTTGGTTTAAATATTTGTTAATACCACCAATATCAGAGCCTAAAGCAGAAAACCCTGAGCTAACACTTTGACCCAATGTAGGAGCCGCAGCTAAGTTTTGACCAGCAAATCCAGCACCAGTACCCATAATTCCAGTAGCAGGAGCACCAGTAGCACCCATAGCCCCGCCAGCAAATGAGCCACCAGCCGCACCTAATGCACCACCCATCATTGCGCCTTGAATCGGGTTCTTGCTAGTTAATGCACCACCAACAGCACCAATCATCATTCCTGTAGTAACTGGATCACCCATTATTTACCCCCTTGAGGCGTAGCTGTTTGTGTCGTAACGCTTCCTTGAGGAGCAGTAGAGTACAAATTAGCGTATTGCTGCAATTTCATCTGAGGAAGATTTTGCTCATAGTTGTAACGATTAATATCAGCTTGCAATTTATTCATATCGTAGTTTTCACCAAGCTGACCAGCTTTACCTAAAGCAGTAATGTCAAAATAATCAGCTTGAGCCATTTGTGGAGCCATTCCAGTAGCAGCCATTTGACGCTGACGTTCAGCCTCAGCACTTTGATATGCTAAGTTACCGCCTTGCTCCGTTAGCGCACGAGCAAAGATGTCTTGAGCTTGACCTGCTTGTTGACCCATAGCACTAGAACCATAACGACCAGCAGAAGCAGCATTAGATTGAAGTGCTTGAATATTTTTATTGTATTGCTCACCAGATAATCTATTTACCTGACCTAAAGCACCAGCTAGGAATGGGTTAACACCTTGTCCTTGAATCGTTGCGAGTGTTTGAGCTTTAGCAGCATCTAACAATGGAGAACCAGCCAACGCTCGTTGTTCAGCCATTTGTAAGGCTTGCTGAGTCTGTGAAGATGGACCTACATAGGTCTGCCCCGGATAATACTGAGGACCCTGACCTTGATAGAGTCGTTTAGCTTCCTCAAGTCCATATTCAACATAGGGAGCAACACGAGGATCAAGACTCGTAGTTGTCGTAGTTTTTTGCTGACCGCCACCGCCGCCAAATAAAGCCATCTTTACACCTCACAAATCCATTGTTTTGGACGGAACCCGTAATCAGCCGCCCTTTTAGCCCAACCCCGCCTATGGCTAGAAAATGTTATGTATTTAACCTTAGCTTCTGCCGCCATGCTCTTGATGTATTTTAAGGCATTTTCGACAACATCATAACTATTTTCTAACGAATAAGCAGCCCATAGATGCATAGTCTCACCTTGTGGCTGCAAGATAAAGAAGCCAGCGTAGTGGTTATTCTCTATAAGTACAAACAACAGACTTTGTTTATTGAAACAGTCTGTATATACATCTTCAATAATCCAGTTTTCTGGACTCCTACTTTTAATCTTCTCTAAGCCAGTTCTTACACTAGCCCACCATTGTCTTAGTTCCTGCGGAGCAATATATCTATACTCCATTAGCCCACCACAATATAGCCATACGTTTTATCTGCCGTGTTGTTAGACCAATGTGTCAGAGTAGCACTTCCTCGTACTTGACTGCTAACATATATATTAGTTGAAGCATTAGGAGAAACATAATTTACCGTAGTAATAACGCTAGGTACTGACGGTCTAGTCGGGCTAGTTCCTGCCGCAAATGTTTCAATCGTTACGCCAGTATCAGAAACTCGCCACATTATCTCAAGATAGTCACCTGCCGCTAATTCAATAAAGTAATTTAATGCAGCGATAATATGACTTGGATCATTTGAGCTTTTTCTAGCTGGAATACCAAATCTACTATTAGAAGCAGTTATATTTGTTCCATTCTTTCTAAACCATACATCTATATCTTGACTGCTATTTGTCGTATTCTTAAATTGTATAGAAAATTGCAAGTTGTAAACACCTGCATTCCTGACGTTCATCCTAGAGCTATTGGATAAATACACTCCATTAGAGTAGTCAGTTGTATTTAATGTAATAGCATACGCAGTCGTAGTATTAGCAGCAGTCTGGTTCGTAGAGTCCTGAAACGCCCCGTATGGCATCGCATCAGTAAACGCAGCCGCAGATACAGGAGTGAAGAATAAAAGGCTCTCCTTACCTATACGATCATCAAATAGCGTAGTAGTAGTAGTATTACCTGTCGCTAAACTAACCGTACCAGTATTGTTCGTCTTACCGTCCATAATGCCACGGACAACCTCACTAACAGCACGTTCATCAGCACCAAATACAGGTAGAGTACGAAATTGTACTGATCTAGTCATCGAGTACCCTGCTGAGTAATTTCAATTTCACAACCTACAATAGTTTCCCAATTGGCATTAGTCGGAGTTACCTTAATACGATGGTAATTACCGTTAGCTCTTAATGGCACTCTGTTATCTGAGTCTGGTGTCGCTGTTGTTCCGAATTCGACGCTATCTGACAATAGTTTTCTACTGGCAACTGAGACTGACGCGATTCCATTATCGATAATAGGTTTTGCCAATGTGATAATAGAACGTCCAATGTCAATGTCTCCAGAAGTAATGTATGCCGCTTGCAATGCACCAGAGAAAACTACAATCTTCTGATCTCGTACACCAACAAATATAAGCTGACCACCAGCCCAAGTGCGTGAATCAAGCGGTATCTGCTCTGCTGCGTTATCAAGACTAGGCAAGGTAATTGTGCAATTTGACGTAGTAATAGTCGCACCAGTTGCCGCCGTAAATGTAAATACATTCGCGCTAGTTCTTGTTATTGGGAAGGTTCCATCTACTCCAGCACCAGATGTAGCATCAAATAATACATAAGCATTAGTCTCTAACCCATGATCCGTAACAGTTACAGTAACGGTAGTGCTACTTTGTGTATACGTACCAGTTTTTTGGTTTGTACTATCAAAATAGTAAATATCTAACTGCTCAAGTGTGGCACTAGGTGTCAGACCATACGCAAGGAAGTTAACGTCCGTTAAACCATACGACCATTTATCTAAATCGATAGAGTAATACAGCAAGAATCTGCGACCAAAGTTATTCTTAAAGTTCCAGATAACTAACTTACGTACTGGATCAATGGTTGCGCTCATACCAGTCTGAATTTCGCTCAAACTGACATTATCAAAGAACCAACGATTAACCTTTTCTAGCCCGATGTTCTTAACGGACTTACCATCGCAGACATAAAAGCCATCATCAGCTAGAAAGTACGTTAAATTTCCAAACTGAGCGATAGAACCGTTAGACATACAGCCTAAAGTTCTAGAAATAGCGTCAAATTGGAAGAAAAACGGACTACCTGCATACGACATACGATAAATAGCACGTTCTAAGAAGATTAGACCGTATTCACCACCCGCTAGACCTGTAATGTCACCGCCATCAGGTACTATTTGTGAGTCAGACTGAGAAGCAGCACCCGGAGTCCAGTCAGTCTCGTCATTAATATCCGACCAGTAGACCTTATTCTCCTCACCACCTACGTTAGCCGCTACAACAAAGTCACGAACTACAGTTACAAATTTAGCAGCAGGAGCAGCAGCAGCCAAGTCAGCAAAATAAGTCGATGATCCTAGATCATAAGCCTGTAATTGGTCTGCACCATTGGCTAGAATCATCTTAGAGCCAAACTGAGTAATATCCCATGCCTCAACAGTAGAATAGCCAGTAGTAGTTAATGGGTCTAAGCCAGTATTACTAGGATTAAACTTGTAAATCTGTGTAGCACCAGCAGCAAATAGCGTAGATGCACCAGCAAACTTACCCGCAAATGCTACCAATAAGTTTTGACCTGCATCAGCAGAGTAATCTACAGCCTCACGTAACGGAGAATAACCGTTAGTAACTGGATAACAATTATAGGCATCAGTTACAGCACCACTAACACCCGGCTGATCTGGCAACCACTCACCGAAGATAATCTTTTGCTTTGCCATTACTGTTTAGCCCAAGTAGTTGATTCTGGAGTTACTACAGTCCATTGATAACCAATAACATCACCAATAGCACCCACAGTTGCATTGGCTGTAATAACAGCACGACCACCAAACAGAGAGCTACCATTTGCCGCAACAGTAGCTAGACCATTAACACTAGCTTTACCAACCGCTACGAATGTACCGTTAGCAGTTACCGTAGCATTACCAGTTATACGCGCACGTATTGCCGCTGCAGAATCACCATTAGCCGTTACAGTAGCCGTACCTGTAATGCTTGCAACGCCTTGCCTTATAGCTTGTCCAGCCGCTAGTACCGTAACATTACCGATAATAGACGCGCCGATACCTTCGTTCTCACAATAGCCAGAATCCCAATAGCCAGCGACAACGTATAGATCAGGAGAACTTAGGTCATCTTCACCGTAGCCCTGAATCCAGTAATCAAAATCGACATAATTGTTAGCCATTACAGTCCGCTAATTTGCTCTGACGTTAATGTTTGAACATCCGATGAACTAATTGTTGTTAATTGTACCGATTCCAGAGCATCAATCTGCGTCACTTCCTGCAACGTGTACTCAACCCATTGCTCTTGAGACTGCGACCACGACCAATTGCCATCTGGCTTAGGATCACGAATTACCCAACCTGGTGGATACCACCACACTACCTCTTTGCCTTCAGGACACTCAGGAGCATCAGGCACTTCAATCCATCCATCTGTGCCATCTGTCTCAGGCTTAGGTATAGAACCATTTTTAGAATACATAAGTCACCTATTGAATCGGGAATGCTGCGGCAGGAGGCGTAAAAGTAGCTGTGTATCGCGCATAACCTTTAGTAATTCTTATATCATCCATGTAGCCAATAAACGGGGATTCACCAGCAGATTGCCCACCAATAGATAAAATTTGGGTTCCAGACAAACTAGTTGAATCAGTAGTTGTTTGAATTAATACACCATTATTAAATGCTCTTAATGATGTTCCTGAGCGCGTAAATGCAATATGAGTCCATGTATTTGCTGCTACTGTAGTTCCTGTAGCAGTATTTCCACCAGTCAAAGCAATTCTAGAAGTACCGCCATCTAAAATTTGAACTATCCAAATAACTCCTCCAGTATTTCCTTGTCTAGCTATTACTGTTTGGCTATATCCGGGGCTTGTGTTTGTTGTATATACCCAGCACTCAATAGTGAAATCTCCGGTTCCAAAGTCTATATTAGGTGTATATGGAGCTTTTAAATAATCCCCAGTACCGTCAAAATACATCGACGTAGTACCCCACTTTGCCTGTGTCGTGCTTACCTGTGCATTGCCTACAGTCTCTAATACATTCTTAGCAGTAGAGTCGAAGATGCCGGAGTTGGTGAAGTTAAGCAGGAATGAAGTGTTAGTAGTATTTGTATCTGGCGCAGTTGGAATACTTGCTGGTGCATTGGCTTGTTTAACTAGTTTTACATTAGATAAGTATCCGTTAAGAGGAGTTCCGGGGCTAACGCTTCTTTCGTTACCAACAATAACTCTTGATCCAGAAACTCCATAAGAACTGGAATTTGTAGAAGTTCCAGCGCTAGACGTACTGTTAGTGTAAAGGGTTACAGTGCTGCCAGAGCGGGTAATGACTACGTAGTTCCATTGATTCGCGTAAACAGTCCCGCCAGTAATGCTGGAATCACCAGTGCTACCAGACAAGAACTCAAACTTAATTGTGTTTGAACCTGTTTGCTGAATCTGCCATCCGTTCCACCCGCCAGTGTCAGCGTAAGAAAGCAGCCCATAGTTCGCGTTAGAAACTGGGTAATACCAAAATGAAATCGTAAAATTTCCAGAACCGAAGTCACCACCAGATGCACTAGGACCAGTTAAATAATCCCCACTACCATCAAAATACCCACTACCACCTACTACAGCAGTATCGTATGCAGCAGTAGGAGCAAATGGGCTGAAGGCTTGAACGGATGGTGTTGTAACTACCGTTATTGTTTTTGCTGATGTAGCTGTATTTATATCCGCAAATCTATTGCTTGCACAAATAAGTAATTGTTGATTTGTTGTGCCAGTTGCAAATGGTGCTGTTGGTGGCGTAAATGCAGATGTATAAATTGCTGTGCCAACAATAACTCGTAGATTGCTTATATATCCTTGCCAAATACCATTTCCTGAAGAATTTGCTCCAATGTAAACAGTATTGCTTGTTCCTGAGTTAAAGTTTTGTGATGTCGTAGCTGTAGAGCCTGATTGAACTCCATTTACAAATAGTTTTAATGATGTTCCGCTTCTAGTTACTGCTATATGAACCCAACTATTAGTTACAACATTAATAGTTCCATCAATAAGAAACCCACTATTAAGAACACTAATAACAGCAGAATTTCCTGCACTTGTTCCTAATAATAATTGCAGCGAATTAGAAATATCGCCGCCTCCAGTATGAAAAATTCTACGTCTTGCAGATGCGTCTAAAGAAGAATCGCCAGAAAATACCCAACATTCAACAGTAAAATCACCACTTAATGCAAATCCAGCATTAGCCGCAGTAGTCAAATAACCAGTAGTCATATTGTTTGACCACCCAGTCTGACTAAACGGCGTAAACGTACCCTGAGTCGTATTACCATTTCTAGTAATAGTTAATGGACTACTAGAACTATCTAAGAACGTATTGTTCTGCGCTCCGTTAGTGCTGCTAGTGTTAAGCAGTAACGTAGTCAGATTAAAGTACGCATCAGACACTGTTGCGGCAGCAGATTTTAATGAGCCTATTAAGCTCTGAATAATCCCACTCATTAGGTCAACCCATTACCTGAAATGATCCATGTTGTAGAAGTCATCTTTACCGCAGTTGCCATGCCGTATTGCGCCAAAGATCGACTACCAGTAGTGCCAGTTCCAGCTAAGTACATTGTGTCACTTGTAATCGCAATCGTTACAACCTGCGATGTCATATTGATAAACGTCAATGCTGTTCCTAATGGATACGCTACGTTAGCATTTGAGTCAATCGTAAATGTTCGTGCGTTTGCGTCTGTCGATGGGTGGAATATAACCTCACCAGAATCGGCAAGAACTGTGGTGTAAGCCGCTGATTTACTGTTAATAGGTATATTTCTAAAGCCAACTGCATCAGTACCGTCAGCCGTACAGTTAGACAGATTGCCAGATGTAGGAGTGCCCAATACAGGAGTTACAAGAGTAGGAGACGTAGCGAATACGTTAGCACCTGAGCCTGTTTCATCCGTTAATGCAGCCGCTAAGTTAGCCGACGATGGAGTAGCCAAGAACGTAGCTATGTTAGTACCTAAACCGCTAACACCAGTACCTACAGGAAGTCCTGTGCAGTTAGTCAACGTACCTGATGCTGGAGTACCTAGAGCACCACCAGTTTGATATTTGTCGCTATTAAGATTCGTAAAGTTAGCATCAACTTCAACATAACTAAGTGCCGAGCCTTTGCCAGCACGAGTAACGATAGTGGACATAATTTACTCCTTACGCCAAAGTTACTGAAAGATTAGTCGATGTTATCTTAAATATATCGCCATTACTAATAGTCTTGCTCGTATCTAATGCTGAGTGATACAAGAGATTGCCTGCCGTTACAGCGTCACGAATACCAACGTGAGTGATAATTCCCCAATCAGCCGTACATTGAGGAAACTCAATCGCAGAGCTATTAGACGTAGCACCCCCAGACGGAGCACTAAACGTAATAGACTGACGAACATACGAGCCACCTGTCACTTCAGTACCAGTATCGGCATCTGTAGGGTCATTGGTATATAAAGCTAAGAAAGTAGTAGTCGGTGCTGTATAGCTAGTAGCACGTAACGTACCGTTAATTAATGCGTTTTCCAAATAATTTGAAATTTCAGCCATGATTTACCTCACAGACATTGACATAGGTTGACCACCGTATTCACCATTCTGGTCGGCAGTAGAAATTGCTGTAATGCTACGATCATACAAAGCAGCCCATGTTTGAAGTCGTGCATCATTCATCAAATATGGTTCAGCTTCGCCCAATGCCGCATACAGCAGAGCATCAGGATAATTAGTTAGGAATACGTTAACAATATTAGTATCAGATAAATACTGTGGCTTGCCGTAATACAGCATCTGAATACTGTAGGCATCATCAGGTATAGGAGCAAACTGAATCTCTGAAGCCAGAATCGTGTAGTTCAATGGCTTACCTGAATCAGTAGTCCTAGCTATTGCATAAAATGAGTTAGGTGAAAGGTAGGTAACTGAAGAAGCTGGAGTAGTACGTAGATGTACGTCACGCATCTCTAGGAAGTCCGTAGGCAAGCCGATAGTCTCCTCGCCTCCTGTGGTATTAGCACGAGCCACAATGAGCATCTGACGCGTCCTGATGTCTCTACGGAGCCGTTCTTCAGCCAGTTGGATAAAGTCCGGTATCTGTGATGTCAGATCACTACGACCTAAGTAACTCGCTATCGTAGATTTTAACGAACTGTAATCCGTCATAACTATTTCCCTGAGTTGTGTCTCTCCACAGCACCATCTTCTACATCATCCCACCGATACTCATACGTACCAATGTGACCAATATGCATAGACAGACTGTGATCTACATACGTCTGGAATCCACTATCTAAAGCCTTGATGCAGAAATGCACATCTTCGCCAATAATGCCCTTAGAACCCCAACCTACGTCATACCACGGCTTTTTAGTAGCCTCGAATACATCTTTATGAATCATTACTACGCCACCACCTACAGCCGTACAAGCCTCAATACCTTCTTTACCTTTAGAGTCTATTTTATGCCAAGCGTGACTAATAATCTTGCCATTTTCGTCTTTATCTAGCTCTAAATTCAATGCTGTCGGTAGCGTAGGCTTGCGTCTAGTTACTGCATTAACTCCGACAATCGGTACATTCCTGCTTAACAATATCTCTATCGTATCGCTAGGGAACCGCATATCTGAATCAATGAACAGAATATAGTCACAACCATCAGCTAAAGCAGCCTCAACTAGCTTTTCACGCTGATCGAATATCAACGTACCAGCCATTGTGTATAACTTTAAGCCGTGTTCACCTGTACCACACCGAAACTTACTATCTCGTCCTACCATCTTCGCAAAGTCAAACGCGAATCCTGTATGAACCTCGTCTCTAGCTGGAACGCATACACCTACTGTAATACCCATTAGACGTTACCCCTATAGACTTTCCATTGTGCATTATCGGAATCATTGAGCCACCGAGCAAAGGCAGGGTCATCAACAATTACAAAACCTTTCATAATACCTTTCTTATTCAAGTCATCAATGACCGTAAAAGGTATTCGAGCTACGTGATGTAATTCTTTAAGATTTCCTTGTCTTGCCTTGTCTATCTCTCTGATATGGTTGTTACTATCAAGTATCTCAGTAACATCCTGTTTAGTCTCGATGATAATACCGCCATCACCGTCCGCATGAACAACCTGTTGTCTATAGTCCATAAATCCTCGTAAATGCCCCCAATCCGAAGATCAGGGGCTATTCAATTACAGAGACATATTCAAGTCAGCAACGATACCGTGAGCGGCTTCGTTCTTAACTTCCAATGTGCACTCAACCAAAATCTGAGTCTTGTCAGAGTCACCAGCTTTTGCAAGCTCGTTAGTCATGAACGGACGCAGATAAGCGATTGCAGCATACTCAGGATCAAGCACCAGAGCATCGCGTGTACGCATGAAAATGTTAGGGACAACGCTCATTGAACCGAAGTCCGACAAGTAAACGTCAGCAGCACCAACGATAGTTGCAGCACCAACGCCAGCACCACCACCACCAGCATTGACGTTATAACGATAAGCCGACAGACCTGTGAAGCTAGATACTTTCTGTTTACCAGTAGCACCAACCATCAGAATCTTAGGAGTACCACCCGAAGCAAATACCTCAGCAACTACTTCTTTCAGCAGAGCTTCAGTAAATGTACGAGTGTTACCGTCTGTACGAGTCGATACGCCGATAGTAGTTGGATCACCACCGTTAGTCTGGACTGACGAGTTAGTCTTGATCCATGACAGCAACGAACCCATCTTACGAGCAGTAGAGTTAGTAGTACCAGCCGAACGACCTTGATTAGCCAACAGGATAGTCTCTAAGTCACGCTTAATCTCTTGTGAAGCCTTAGCCAATTGGTATGCCTTCTCAGACTTACGACCTGCTTTGTTAACTGTGTCCAGAGTGCCAGAGACTTTGATAGTCTTTTGCAGAATCTGAGTATAGTTACCCAAGCGAGTTGTAGGAGTCAAAGTAGCATCGGAAGCGTCAGCACCTTCAACAGCAGCGTTATTTGTGGTAGCGGCTGCGAGGGAGTCGGTCTGCCACTCGTGGTAAACAGCCGTAGCTTTAGTCTTGCCAATAGAACTCATGAATGGAGTAGTAGTAGGCGAGATGTCGTAAATGATGTCGGTCAAATCTTCACGCTGACCGATTGCGTCATAAGCATTATAAATAGCCATGATTTAATCCTTTATAAAAATCGTTCAAATACACTAGCTGCATCGCGGACACTTCCGCTAGACTTAGCTCGTGCCTTTAGTTTCCGTGTTTCTTCAGCATTACTATCTCTAGGTTTGCTTACGCCTGACTTAATCGCTTTAGGAGCCTCGTTCACCTTCTTAGTGATAGCTGGCTTACTTGCGACTAACTTGTCGTACTGCATCGCCTTATACAGAGTTAGTACAGCCCGACTATCATAGACAGCCGCTAATTCGTTATCAGAGAACCCAATCTGCTTACCAAAAGCGCGTATATCATTTCTGATAGCCTCACCCTTAGCAGGATCAGTAAACTCAGGGATATAGCTAGACAATTTCTGCATTTCCTCAGCCACTACGGACTGCATCTGCACTTGTCTATCCTGCTCCTGTTGCTGATTGATTCGATGTCTCTCAGCTTGTACAGCAGCTAGTTGCTTATCTCTCTGAATCATCTCAGCTACCTTTACAGAGTATCCAATAGGATCAGTCTCTTTCAGGTACTCAAGATTTTCCTCTTGCTGTTGAGGAACAAGCATTTGCTCAATCATCTCTAATCGTTGCGCGTACGTATCACGCATCTGTTTAGCTTCTTGAACAGCTTGACGCTCTGCCTCTACGGCTTTGCGCTCCTCAGCTACTGCTTGCGATTTCTTGGTGTAATCCGTGCCAAGTTGATAAGACTTGATAAGCTCATTAAGCGTTACC